CTGCCATGTTAAGCTCCTATCACGCTAAGTTATTGTTCTGCTGGTACAACACAGTTGCGCGGATTTCTCCGTTACTGGTTGCTCCGGTAGAAGTCCAAGTTATCCGTAAGTCCGAAGCGCCTGTGTCTGCCCAGATTAATGCGCCGCCAGCTTCAGTTGTAGGGTACTTACGACCCACGCCAGAGGCTACTGTAATCGAAAAAGTATTCAAGAAAGTTGCGTTTCCGCCAGCTACGTCACCAATGCTAAAGACGCAAGTCGCGCCTACCATAGCACCAACAACGTCAAGGACGATATCAACGATCTGGGAGTTTGCTGGGATAACAACGGTAGTTGTGTTTGCGGCAGAAGCGCCTCCGTCTAAGGCAACACCTGTTGAGAACGTCTGCGCCATAACAACTTGACCCACGTTGGCAACATTAGTGCCTACAGTAGTGCCTGTTGTATCTTTGATCGTGCCAGCCTTTATTGGGCCAGAGAAAGTAGTAATACCCATGATTATCTCCTGTCGTGGGTTAAGTCAGCCGCCCAATGCGACTGTCAGGGATAAACTAACAATACACCAACTTTTTAAAAAAAGAAAGGGGCCACCGAAGTGACCCCCAAGTTAGGAGAAGGTATTAACTACTGCCCTAACTGTAACACACTTTATGCACCCGGAGAACCAAATACAGCGCGTGGGTCAGAATAGCCGAAGCTATAACGCTCACGAGCTTTAAAGCGCATGTTGCCTGTGTCGAAGTCAGCTTCCATGTTTGTACGCATTGGTGAGCGTTCAAAATGTTTTAAGCCGTTTGGAGCATCAGTTTTGATGAACCACGCATCTGGGTCTGTCAAGAAGTGGTTAACAGTGTAACCCTCAGGAAGCATACCCATGTTGCGAATTGCGTTTACATCATTGTCTGCTGTTCCAACACGAAGAGTTGATTCCAACAAACGATCTGCAACGAATTGCAGTTGTGGTGGAATAACCATCTTCATGCCGCGAAGGGCAATAATCATGTTACGCTCGTCAACGAATGTTGAGATATCAATAAGTGAGTTCTCAAGTGAAGTTTCGTTTAGATCAGACGCTACTGCTGGCTCGTTACGGAAAGTTCCGCCACCAGCAAGAGGGTGAACTGCTGAACAAAGTTCAACACCGTCACCGCCAGTAAAGTTTGCATCAAACGCATTGTTTAGCGTAGCAGCAGCCTTAACTTGCTTAGTGTGGGCCATAGAGCGAGCCAAAGCACGAGTATAACGAGCGCCAAGGCGGTCATACAAGTTGTCTTCGACAGCTTCTTCAGTAAGTGCAAATGCGAGTGCCACTGTTTCGTGTGAGTAACGAGCAGTGTATGCTTCATTTGCATTGTCAAACTCAACGCCTGAACCTTCTGTTTTTGAAGGTGCATTTCCAAATCCGACGAGCATAACTTCCTCTTCAAACGCACGGTCTGAAGATTCAGTTTCGTAGATTGCAGCGTGTTCGTTTTCGTAGCGGTCATATTCCATGCCGAACAGAGCGTTTAGGCCCGGTTCTAGCTCTTTGACCAGTTGTGAACGTGAAATAGCCATAACTTAGTCTCCTTACGCCAGACCCGCAGTGCCAGCACTGAACAGATGGTTGTTGATTTTTACGATCACGTTAGTGTTCGCGGTGGAGACATCGCTATTCTCAGGATCTTGAGAAATGTCGATGGCTTTAAGTGGTAGACCCGCAGTAGTTGCGCCTGTGCTAACAGCAACCTCAGTACGAGAATTGCCACTTACAGTGCTTCCTGCTGTTGCATCGACAATATCAAAATTGCCAAACAAATCGGCCACAGGGAATGCAGCGTTAGCTTGGATTGAGAAAGTCGCTGATGGATCATCAATTACTTGACAGAAGATCTCAGTACCAGTTGCGTCAGCAGGCCAGTAATTTGAGTAAATGATGTTGCCATTTGGATCTACATATTGACAGCCGTTAAATACGCCCAAAATCAGAGCAGTACCACCAGCAGGCGCACGAACAATTGTTCCATTTGTGGCGATTGTAACTAGGTCGCCTTGGAAAATGCTTGTGTCATACGCGGAGGCAATACGATAACGATTTTGCCGCTGTGAGCTAGTGCTCGTGCGGACAGGGCGAAGGCCGAAAGGGGCGTCTTGATTCGCCATTTTACTTATCCTTCAGATTTGTTCCGTGACCCGAAACTCACGGATGATTTACGTTGCGCTGCCAGTTTAGGCATCGCTGGATTATTTTCACGCATCCAGTCACGATCAACGGCTTCCATTTGATTAGTGGTAACACCTTGATAGTGGTCCTGTCTTTGTTTCGCCATTTCGTTGGGGACACGAGCTAGTACCAAACCGCCAACACCAATGATGCCTGCGTTGCGTCCCTCATCTACTACTGGGCCAAACCATTCTGGATATTCCTCTGCCTGAACGAGTTCATATCCTTCTTGCCGCCTTTTATGGACGTTTGTTTTATCGTCATATTCCATCACGGATTCGCGAATCCAGCGATGTTGGTAGCCCAAGGGCGCTTTGGGAGCATCTAATGCTGAACCGGGACGCCATACTTTGCGCTCTTCAAGCTCCCGCGTTTTTGACTCGCGTGGCATACGATCCGACATATTAATTTCTCCGATTTTCTAACTTGGCAACTTCAGCGGCATATATATCCAGAGGTACATTTAACTTCTGTGCTAAAGCGACTTGCCCCTTATTAAGCTCTACTTGCTTCTTCCGTCCTGATTTAAGGGTGCGATTTCCGCTACCCGCAGGTGTGACAGATTGGACGTTTTTTCTGTCAGCCTGAAACTTGTTCGGCATTTCTCGACGGATACGTTTGTCGATTTCTGCGTAATAATCGTCACTTGTAGGGTCATAGCCCTCTTCTGCGACCAAAGTATTGTGAATAGCTCTAGCAGCACCCGTCATAACCTTATCGCCATCTGGGCCAAACCAAGTGTTTTTCCCCATCCAAGATTCTAACTTCTGATCTCTACTTGGCGCTTGTCTCTGTTGAGCTTGCTGCTGCTGCTGTTGTTGTTGTTGTTGTTGTTCTTGCTGCTGTTGTTGCGCAGAGCGTTGCTTTTGCATGCGCAAACGCTCTTTCTCAATAGCAATTTGAGAAATTGCAGACTGAGCTTCCGCGACTTTTTCGTACTCTCCCGCCTCATACGCTTCAGTCAATGCACGTTTTGCCTGAGCCTCTTGAGTAGTTACACGTCCCTCGTATTCACTCATGTAGCCTTTGTCTAAGCTTGATAAACGCTGCTTATATTGGTCGTTTTGTGCTTGGACTTGCTTAATGTACTGGACTGCCGCAGCGGCCTCTTCCTCCGCGTGGCGTCTCGCAGCAGTAAGCTTTCTAATACGCTTATCTACTTTTTTACTATTGCTACCTAACTCGGATTCATCTTCGTCATCTTTACGAACATTTGTTCGGGTTGTGCTGTCATCAGAATCATCGCTGTCGCTGTCGCTGTCGCTGTCTGAAGCAACATAGACCTCTTCGTCATCCAACTCAACGGATGTTGCAGTTTCAAAATCTTTTTGGTCTTCATCTTGCATAAGATTTTTTCCTTCTGTGATCTTTATACATAAGAAATGTCTTTGGGGTCAAGGATTGTTGCGATAATATTATCGTCATTTATCACACGCACCTCAAGTCCCTCTACTTTGAAGCGATTCCCAGCATATCGTCCTATAAGAACCCAATCTTTCTCCCTACACCAGTTACCTGTTGGGAACTTTTGTTGGTCTTTGTATGCGTCAGGTCCGAGCTTCACAACATACGCGGCTACAGTCGCAAATGCCTCTCTATCTCTAACAGCGTCAGGTACGAAAAGTCCGCCTTTAGTTTTTTCGCTTGGGTAGAATGGAATAATCAACATTCTGTACCCAGTAGGCTGTGGAAGACGATCAATGACAGATTTGCCAATCGTTGACGGATCATCTTCATTTTTGCTCTGCTCTTTTGGCTTACCAAACGCAGTTTCCAAAGGCTTAGGGATGTCCCTCATCCCTTTAGGATTGTTTGCTTTTTTAGCAATGTGATCAGGAACGAAAAGTTTTTTATTCATCTGAATACTCTATGTTTTTCATTGAGGTTCTGATCTCATCCTCCATAAAGGTGAGACCTTTTAATTGCCCAACTATGTATCTGTATTCGGAAAAGTCTTGCACATTTCCGGTACTTAAAGTCACCTCTAAGTCTTCGCGCTTTTGACGCAATTTTTTAAACAGATAATCAGCTAAGTGCAGTGAGTCCATGCGTTTCTCCCACTGGAACTTTATAAGATCTAACGGGAAACACAAGTACATATCCCAATATTTTAAAAAACACCCATGAACTTCTGGGGTTTTAATATTGAGCTAAACCTACTTATGACTCTTGGTGACTGCTTTTTTATTCGTAGCAGGCTTTTTATTGGCTTTTGGCTTTTCAACCCAAGCTTCGTTTTGTGGTGTGCTAGGGTCATCGGAGATAAAGTGACCTTCGTCATTTCTTGCCCTTACTTTTTCTAAAACTGGCTCGGCATAACGCCTAGATCTAAGTTTTTCTTTGTTAACACGAGCCATCTCTTCACGAACACTACTGGACATTATTCATTCCCTTCTGTCTTGTCTGGTTATTAAGTGCCGCAATGTCGCGCTGAGTTTGAACACGATCTTCAGCAACACGGGTTTTGTCTGACAACGCTTCTTGCTGCAAGTTTAGACGCTCTTGAGCCAACATCATGTCCGCTGCATCTTGCTCACGATCTAATTGCTGTTTGGCAGCAAACTCTTCAGCCTTGCGCTGCAAATCAGCGGCCTTTAGCTGAAGCTCCTGATTGCGAATATCTACAAGCGGGTCTGTGCCTTCAGGAATAGGCTCAACTGTCTGCGCATATTGCTCAGTAAGTTCAGCAATAAGCATAGCCGCTTGACGGTCTATAGCTGGCTTCAGCATCTGCATCGCTTCTGGATTCTGCTGAACTTCAGGACCAGCCTGCTCCATAACCAACTGAGACGCTTGCTGTTCAGCAAGCAACCCAATGTGCTCCTGAATGTGACCTTGCAAAATGCTCATAACCTGTGGGTTCATCTGGACAGTAGGTGTAGACATAATGGACAAGTGAGTTTCCATGTGAGCCTTGTGATCTTGGTCCGGGAAAGCCTGTGGGGGAGCGCCATTCATAGCCATCTGGTTTTCCTTTGCAGCATTGGCTGGCTGTGGCTGCGGAGGTGGTGGCAATATGCCGTCAATGTTATTAACGCCAAGAGCTTCGTACATATTCCTGTACGCTTGGTACAAGCCCTGTGGCCCACCATGTATCTGCGGGTTTGACTGAACTAATTGCAATTGCGTTTGAGCAAGAGCAATACGCTGGGCCATAGAAAAGATGTTGGGGTCACTGACCGGAAGAACATCAACTCTGCCATCGAAGTCATTCGCAAAAACTTCTGGGCCAAACTCATTAGAAGGCATGTAGGGGTAAGATTGTATTGTCTCAGAAAAAACTTTCGCAAGAAGTTTGAACTCAAGTTTCTGAGAATAGTGCATCC